TTATCCCTGCTAACCTGTTTGACAACCCGTACCTAGCTGACGATGGTATGTACGAAGCCAACCTACTCTCTATGCCTGAGCACCTACGTCGCCAACTACTAGAAGGTGACTGGGACATTGCAGAAGGTGCAGCGTTCCCTGAGTTTAACCGTAAGATACACGTCGTGGAGCCTTTCGATATCCCTGACAACTGGACTAAGTTCAGAGCAGCAGACTATGGCTACAGTTCGTACACAGGTATCCTATGGATGGCTGTTGATCCTTCTGACGAGAGTCTCTACGTCTACCGTGAGCTTTACGTGAGTAAGGTTCTTGCTGAGGACCTAGCTGACATGGTTCTAGAGGCTGAGTATGGAGAGAGGATGCGCTACGGTGTACTTGACTCCTCACTGTGGCACAAGCGAGGGGACACTGGTCCTAGTATCGCGGAAAGAATGATTGCTAAGGGTTGCCGTTGGCGTCCTGCAGACAGAAGCGCAGGCTCAAGGGTCTCAGGTAAGAACGAGATACACCGGAGACTACAGGTAGACCCTGACACAGAGAAACCAAGGATGAGGTTCTTCAACAACTGCCAGAAGACTATTGAGCAGCTACCTACCATCCCGCTAGACAAGAGAAACTCAGAAGATGTCGACACTAACTCCGAAGATCACCTCTATGATGCACTACGCTACGGTGTGATGACTAGACCTCGGGGAAACTACTTCGATACATCTGCTACAGATACGTATGCACCATCAGACAGCATTATGGGATACTAGGGAACACACACATGGACGACTTCGAGAACAACATGGACCAACTAGACATGACTGCCCTTGAGGATAGTGATGAAGGTGACGAGACTGATAAAGCTTCAGGTACCATCGCTACCTACGTACAGGAACGGTTTAGTAAGGCGTCTACTGCTCGTGAGACTGAAGAGTACCGGTGGCTAAAGGCTTACCGTAACTACCGTGGTATCTACGGGCCTGACGTACAGTTCACAGAGGAAGAGAAGTCTAAAATCTTTGTTAAGGTTACGAAGACTAAGGTGAACGCAGCCTACGGTCAGATCACTGATGTCCTGTTGGGTGCTGCTCGGTTCCCTCTTACCATCAACCCCACTACTCTACCTGACGGTGTCGAAGAGACTGTTCATATGGAGACTAACCCTGAGATCGAGAAGGCCCAGAAGGACTTTCAGATTCCAGAGGTAGAGCAAGGTGAGACTACTGATGACTTCCTACGTCGCCTAGGTGGTATGCGTGATGAGCTTGAGCCTATCAAGGACAAACTACAGGCAGGTCCAGGGACTTCTCCTACACAGGTTACGTTCCACCCTGCTGAAATCTCCGCTAAGAAGATGGAGAAGAAGATTCATGACCAGCTAGAAGAGTCTCGTGCCAAGAAGCACCTACGGGCTGCTGCCTTTGAGTGTGCACTTTTTGGCACTGGCCTTATGAAGGGTCCGTTCACAGAAAACAAAGAGTATCCTCGTTGGGATGAGGAAGGTAACTACACTCCTCTCATCAAGACTGTGCCTAAAGTATCTAGTGTCTCTATCTGGAACTCCTACCCTGACCCAGACGCATCTAACATGGATGAAGCTGAATGGTTCATTGAGCGTCACAAGATGTCCGGTCCTCGTCTACGTGGATTGAATAAGCGTCCTTACTTCCGTAAAGAAGAGATTGACCTTGCACTAGAGTGGGGTCCCAACTACATCAAGGAAGACTGGGAGCAGGTCATGGACGACGATGCTCAAGACACTCGTGCTGAGCGCTATGAAGTCCTGGAGTTCTGGGGTAACATTGATCGTGAGATTCTAGATGACCATGACGTAGAGATTCCTGATGAGCTGGAAGGTGAAGACGAAGTTAACGTAAACATCTGGGTATGTCATGGACGTGTTATTCGTCTTGTCATCAACCCGTTCACTCCTGCTATCATTCCTTACTATGCTGTCCCTTACGAGATGAACCCTTACAGCCTTTGGGGTGTAGGGCTTGCTGAGAACATGGACGATACACAGATGCTGATGAACGGCTTCATGCGTATGGCTGTGGACAACGCTGCACTCTCAGGTAACCTTGTATTTGAGGTAGACGAGAACAACCTTACTCCTGGTCAAGACCTTAAGATTTACCCAGGCAAGGTGTTCAAACGTCAAGGTGGTGCTCCTGGTCAAGCTATCTTTGGAACTAAGTTCCCTAATGTATCCAATGAGAACATGCAGATGTTTGATAAGGCTCGTCAGTTGTCTGATGAGTCTACCGGCTTCCCTTCCTTTGCCCACGGTCAGACTGGTGTGTCTGGTACAGGACGTACAGCGTCAGGTATCTCTATGCTTATGTCTGCTGCACAAGGTGGTATCCGTACAGTGGTTCAGAACTTTGACGACTATCTCCTAGGTCCCCTAGGTAAAGCTCTGTTCTCCTTTAACATGCAGTTTGACTTCGACCCAGAGATTCAGGGTGACCTTGAAGTTAAAGCTGCTGGTACTGAATCCCTCATGGCTAATGAAGTACGTAGTCAACGTCTAATGCAGTTGCTTGGTCTGGTACAGAACCCTGTGCTTGCTCCATTTGCTAAGCTGGACTACATCATCCGTGAGATCGCTAAGTCTCTTGATCTTGATCCGGATAAGGTAACTAACTCTATGCAACGGGCGGCTATCCAAGCTGAGATGCTCAAGGCATTCCAAGCAGCCAACCCAGAGCAGGTCCCACAGCCTCCACAAGGGGGTCCAGGAGGCCCTGAGGGTGCTGCCCCTGCCGACCCTACCGGAGCAGGTGGTGGTAACATTGGTACAGGCTCTGTGCCAGCCCCAGGCACCCCTGGGTTTGCAGGTAACACTGGAGAAGGACAACCACAATGAGCTTAAAGCTTTTAGTTAACGACAAGGGTCTGTACACAGACTTTCTAGAGGAGCTTCAGGTTCGTATCGCTATTGAGCAATCTAAGCTAGAGCAGATGACAGCAACAGAAGATATGTTTCGTTGTCAGGGTGAGATCAAAGCACTACGTAAGCTGATGCAGCTAAGGGAAAAGATCAATGGTTGAACGTACAGGGATCGCAGGTCGCAGGGCTAACGCTAACACTAACCGTGGCAGAGGACTAGAGCCGACTACACTCAAGGATGCCGCTACCTTTGTAGCTGAGATGACCCCTGTTGTAGGTGACGCTATGGCTGCTAAAGAAATCTATGATGAAGTAAACAAAGAGAATCCTAACTGGCTGATGGTCGGTGCCTTAGGTGGTGCCACTGCTATCGGTATGATCCCTGGGGTAGGTGATGCTGCAGCTACTCTTATCCGTCAAGGTGCTCGTAGAGCTATGCCTTCCTCTGCTACTACACTACCGACACCTACCCGTGGCCGCACAGAGGAGGCCTTTGGCTACGATCTGGACACAACAAATGATCTTCCTGCTCCCACTACTAACACTGTTGGACTCTATGACGCTCCTAAGTATCCTGATGCTGACGGTGTCTTGCAGTCACACCCATCTACACCTGAGCAAGGCTACGAAGACCTACTCTCTAACGAGAGAGCTGCTCCTGTCCTAGAGGTTATTCCTCGGGATAGCCTGATGGCTCTTGCAGGTTCCAAACCACACAACCTTGACTTTGATAACTTTGAGATGTGGAGAGACTCTATTGAAAACCTGGCTTTAAACGCAGGTGTAGACCCCATGTCAACTAAGGCTGTTGTAGAAAGTCTGTCTACGTACTATCCTAAACCTGTCAACACTGTTAGAGATGAATTTGCTGAAAGAGCTATTCCTTACAAAGCTCCTATTGGGCAAGCAGGACGACAGCAGGTAGACCCACAAGGGCTACGTACCTCCCCCTCAACGACAGATGAACAAGCCAGAGCACTGGGTTTTAATGACACAGTGTACCACACTACTACTTCTCCTGAAGAGTTTGATAGCTTTAGGTTAGATACCGATGCTACTCCTGACGCAGACCGTAAATCACAAGACTTCCTCGGTGTACACGTAGGGACACCTCGTGCGGCTGGTGAACGTTCTGTTGATGTTCGTCGTCAAGGCTTCAATGATGCTGAAATAGGTATGACTATGGAGATGAGAGCACGAACAGATAAACCTGCTGACTCTCAGACACTTGGTAAGTTCCTAGGTATGGATGAAGCTAACTTGGGTTCAGGTCCTCTCGCTGAAGAAGACATTGGAGCTGCAGTAGATAAGTATCGTGACATGATCTATCCAGACGTAGACCTTAACACAATGAGCGTTGAGCAACAACTAGAGATGGATGAGGTTGCAGCGGTACTCTTACGACAAGACCTATCAGAGGCTGGCTTCACACACATCCCTTACTTCAATAACATCGAAGACCCTGGCAGCGTTAGCTACATCATGCTTACAGACCGAGGCGGTGACTCCGCTTCTGTCCTCCGTAATTCCCGTGCTGCCTTTGATCCTGCAAAAGTTAACGAACCAAACCTAAACTTCAACATGGGTGGTCTTGTTAGCGATGGTGAGCCTAAGGGTTACGCTGAAGGTGGACTAGTCTCTAAGAACGCTATAAGTGATTACTTCCTAGCCTCCTCTGGTCGTATGACTGAGATGGAGTTCACCGGTAAACACAAGATGAGTACCCTTGAGTTCGAGAGACAGTTCCAGGAAGATAACAATGTAGACATCACAGGGACAGAGTCCTTAGCAGAAGTAAACACACAGCCTAAAGGAAACACTATGCCTTTTAAGAAAGAACCACAAGCCTACGCTGTAGGTGGCCCAGTAGAACGTGACCCAGTGAGCGGCAACCATGTCCCACCTGGTTCTTCTCCTGAGAATGTCCGTGACGATATTCCGGCTATGCTCTCTGAGGGTGAGTACGTTGTCCCTGCTGATGTCCTGAAGTACTTCGGTGTTAACTTCTTTGAGGAGTTGCGTATGAAGGCTAAAGAAGGTATGATGTCTATGGAGCAAGAAGGTCGTATCGACGGAGACCCTGTAATGCCTCAGATGGCCGAAGGCGGTCTTGTCGCGGAACAAGGTACGTTTGATCCTAGCAACTGGTCTACTCCTGGACTAGGTGGTAAAGGGCTTGGTTCTTCTGCTTACGAGTACAAAGAGTTTGTAGGTCCTGCTGGCGATATCCAGATGATCTTGTTCGTCAATGGTTCTGCTGCTCAGAATATCCCTAACGGTTACCGTGACTCTAGCCTACCTGCAGCTACTCCTACTCCTGTTGCTGCTGCTCTACCTGCTCGTGAACGTAACGACAGTAATGCTGGACAGAGTGAAGCTAATCGTAACCGTATGGCTTTAGGTGATGTAGGCACAGGCTCAGGGACTTCCTTTGGTAACCCCCTGGGTGACCTCGACTTCACAGACCCTGACGCTATCCAAGAGTGGGCTGACAACAAGCTCAGTGAGAACTGGATTAACCGTGGTGCTAAGGTAGCTGGTGGTTTGACTATGGGTATGCTTGGTGCTAAGGGTGTTAACACAGCTATTGAGCTGCGTAACATCGCAGAGGTTAATGCCGCTGCTAAGTACTACGAGTCTCTCGGTAACACTGAGATGGCTGATAACCTCTTCACGCAGGCAAAGGCTTGGGGTGAGGAGTACGGATTTGTAGGTAAGCAAGGCGCTGAAGCTTTCGCCACAGGTGAAGGTATCTTCAACAGCTACCGAGAGAGCCTAGGCGGTAACCCAGTTAGTGTTCCTTCTCAACGTAGAGGTACATCTGCTGGACTCGATGTTGCTCGTCAACTCAACGCAGACGCAGGGCAGTCCTACGCTGACACTGGGACCACAAGGGACACTACTTGGGATGGTGGTTCAGTAGCCACTAACCAGAACTACAGCTATAAAAACGACAGCGATGGTCATGCTAGAGCAGCACGAGACGCACGGTCCCGCGCCAAGAGTGCTGCTGATAGAGATGGCTTGGAGATGGCAACAAGTGGACGAAATAAAGGTGGGTTAGTCACCCGACCCAAGAAGTAATCTTGAACAATTGACTACAATGGCAACCCGCTATAAGCGGCCCCAACTGGAGAACTACAAATGGCTAACGAAATGGTACGTGAACAACCTAAGTCCGTAATGATTGATCCTCGGTATAATAACCGAAGCAATCGTAAACGTATGGAGGAAGACGAGAAAGAACTCGAAGAACTCATGAAGGCTGAGGGACATACCGAAGAAGAAGAAGTCACTGAGGATACATCGGATGATGTCACTCCTGAGGACAAGGCTGAGGTGGAAGTCACTGAGGATAAAGAAGAGGACAAGTCTCTAACTAAAGAAGAGTCCACCTTCAAGAAGCGCTACGGTGACCTACGTCGACACCAACAAGAGACAGAGGCTAAGCTTAAGGCTGAGATCACTGCTCTCAAGGAGGGTGGCTCCAAGGGTATCGCTGTTCCTAAGTCAGACGAAGACATTGATGCTTGGGCCTCTAAGTACCCTGACATCGCTGGTATCGTAGAGACTATCGCTCAGAAGAAAGCCAAGGAGATGTTTGAGAAGACTGACTCTCGGTTTAAAGAACTTGATGATCTGAACTATGAGACTAAACGGAGTAAGGCAGAGTTGGCAATCAGTGCTGCTCATCCTGACTTTGATAAACTCAAGGCTTCTGATGGTTTCCACGACTGGGCAGACGAACAGTCTGATTGGATTAAGAACGCACTCTATGACAACCAAGATGACGCTAAAGCTGTTATCCGTGTCATTGATCTCTACAAGATGGACAAAGGACTTACTCCTGCTGCTAAGAAGCAGAACGCCAAGGACGCTGCATCTGATGTACAGTCCAAGGGAGCCTCTACTAAACTAGACGCTACCGGTGCAGGCAAACAGTTCTCTGAGTCCCAAGTTAACCGTGAGAGCGATGCTTGGTACGCTAAGAACGAAGAGGCAATTATGGAAGCTATCGCTACTGGAAACTTTAAGTACGACATGAAGAAATAATCCTTGACAAATACTTGACTCTAAGTATAACTAAGGGTATCGAGACTGAGGCCCAGGTAACTGACACCCTCCCTCTTGATACCCGCATTCACAAGACTAAAGCTTAATCGTTAGTAAAAGAACTACCTGATGAAGTAAGAGCCTCTGACCTCCTTAGCGGGAGAGAAGACACCTCTGAAAGAGTCAGCCTCTTGGAACACATACAGCTATCATAAGCCTAACACTTAATATCTAGGAGGATAATGATATGGCTTTTTCATCCGCTGCCGGACACGGCAACCTACCAAACGGTAACTTCAGTTCCGTAATCTATTCTAAGAAAGTACAACTCGCATTCCGTAAAGCAACAGTTGTTGGTGATGTCACTAACTCTGATTACTTCGGTGAGATTGCTGCTCAAGGCGATACAGTTCGTATCATCAAAGAGCCAGAGATTTCTGTAAGCGAGTATAAGCGTGGCACACAGGTTGCTGCACAAGACTTGGACGACGAGGACTTCTCTCTGGTCATCGACAAGGCTAACTACTTTGCCTTTAAGTGTGACGACATTGAGACTGCTCACTCCCATGTAAACTTTATGGACTTGGCTACCAACCGTGCGGCTTACCGCTTGGCTGACAACCATGACCAAGAAGTCCTGGGTTACTTGTCCGGTTACGCTCAGTCCTCGAAGCACTCCAATGCCGATGCAGTTAACACTGTGACTAACGGTACTGTTGCTGTCTCTACGGCTGGCACAGACGAACTGTTGACTTCTATGAAGTTGATTAAAGGTTCGTTTGGTAACATCACGACTGCTTCTGCTGGCGATCACTCGATCCCTGTAGCTGCTCGTCTCCCTGGTGCTACTGCACTCCCAACTGCTACTGCTTCCCCTGTTATGGTTATTAACCGTATGGGTCGCTTGCTGGATCAACAGAACGTTGAAAAAGGTGGTCGTTGGTTGGTCATTGACCCCGTCATGATGGAAGTCTTGATGGACGAAGATTCACGTTTCTTGAACGCTGACTTCGGTGACTCTGGTGCTCTGCGTAACGGTCTCGTTCTGAACAACTGGAACGGCTTCCGCGTCTACGTCTCTAACAACCTCCCAAATGTTGGCACTGGCCCAGGTACCGTTGGTACTACAAACCAGAACGCTAACTATGGTGTGATTGTTGCAGGTCATGACTCCGCTGTGGCTACTGCTGAGCAGATTAACAAGACAGAGACTTACCGTGATACTGACAGCTTTGCTGACATTGTCCGTGGTATGCACCTCTACGGTCGTAAGATTCTGCGCCCTGAGGCACTTGTTAACGCTAAGTACAACATTGCTTAACAGGAACGGAGAGGCTCCATTGGGGTCTCTCCACCTGAACACAACAAAAGGAGAATAAGATATGGCTACCGTAA